GGGAATTACTTTTGTCACCACATTTCCACTTGTATCTAAACCGGCATAACCTCGCCCCGCACCAGTTTTTTCATTTGCCGTTACTCTTTTATATGTAGAACCGTCGTCAACACTATCTAAACTTAAAGCCGCACCATTTACAAATGTTGTAGGATTAGTTAAGTTAATTGACCCTTTGACGTTTACAGTTGACCCGTCCCACTTTAGATAGCTTGTAGCACTACCAATATTTAATGTAGGAGTTGATGTTGTAACGCCAATAAACCAACCTGCCGTGGTGTCTGCATAACTACTTTTACCACTTCGCAAAAAAGCATTCGTGCCTAAAGTTATTCCTCCTGCACTTAAACTTACTCCGGCTGTTAAAGTAGTTAGCGTGGTGTCTGTTGTCTCATCCCAAGTTGAACCGTTATATCTTAAAAACTTTCCCGTGTCTGTTTGATACCATAAATCACCAGTTACCATCGTCGTAGGCGGACTGCTTGAGGCACTTCTAAAAGTTTTATTTCCCGTCGCCGTACCCGATATAGCAACAACAGTTCCATCCCAAGATACAGACGAACTTGCATCACCAAAAATAAACTTTGGAGTTCCGCTATCATCACCAAACCAAAATCCCGCCGTTGTGTCGGAAAAAGAAGTTTTACCAAGTCTTACAAACCCACCGCTACCGAGATGTATTTTGCCTTGTTCTATAAACAAATTGTCTAAAAACCACGCACCATAACCGGATAAAGCGCCAAACTGTGTTGTAGTTTTGCCGTCAAGCCGTCCGAAACGTGCTTTTTCTTTTGACATTCCAGACCAATCAGTCCAAGAAGCTACTCCGTCCATAATACTTACATAAGGCGCATAATCATCATCGGCGGTTAAATAAACTAATCCTCGCCTGTTAGTATCTGTTGTGTTGCCTACTCTCACTACTTCATCACCAGGCAAAAATTCATCAGAACCGGATTCATAGGTAACTGTTATCATTTTTCCGCTTACCGTTGCTACCGTTGCCTCGACACTTCGTAAAACAGTTGAATTATCTAAATCAACTCTTTTAACAAGTAACAAATCACCGGCAACAAAAGGACAAACGTTTCTATTATTCGGGTCTTGTAATTCTATTGTTGTACTACTATAAACTCTTTCTACTTTTGCACCATTGCCGACAAACAAACTGCCGTTAGTAAATCTTTTTTGAATAATTTGTAATTCGTAAATATCCATTCGTCCGCGAACAAGAAAATTATCAACAACCATATAGCTTTTGTTACTATAAGTTTTATTGTAATCTAAGTAATATCCACGTCCGTCAAATCTTAATTCACCTTTGCTATAATCGTTATGAGAAAACGTCCCGCCGCTCTTTAATGTAATATCATATTTTATAGGTTCGCCCTCGCCTAAACCTACACCAAGTTTTTTAACTCTTAAATCGTCGTAAGGCGTAATATTTTGTTTCACCCACGAACCGTTATACATCATATAAAAACTTGGGTACTTAGCATCGTGTACCACGAAAGGAGTATAGTCCATTACCTGCCGAACATTCGTCGGTAATTCTTTCCCACTTTGCGGTCGCGGACTATATCTATAATCGTTTTCGTTACTAAGCACGTTTGCCTCTATTTACAACTCTATACTTTAGTGTTGCAGAATTAAATTCCGTCAATCCTATGCCGGATATTTCATAATAAACTTTATTCGGAAACTTCAAATCTCCCGTCATAGCATCCGTAACATATTTTTCGTTTTTATAATCACTTGATGCTGTGCTGTTTGTCGAATCAGTAACCGCTTTTTGTTTGGCATCTTCGGGGCAAACTAAAGTATGAGTAACCGTTTGGTCGTCTAATTTTTTATAATTGGCAAGTAAAATTCTTAATCTTATAAATGCACTTGCATCTTTTATTGTAAAAGTTTTTGTTCTAATCTTTGGCGTTATTTGTGCTGTGGTTACGTTGTTGTTGTCAGACGTACCTGTGGTATCGTATTTGCCTACTATGCCTAAATCACTATACCCAAATAATAATGTATTCCTTGAATTACCATGTAGTTTTTCAATCGCACATCCGATATTTGTTACAAGTGCAGACGTAAACTTATACCAACAATTTGTTTTTTCATCATAAATATAAACTACACCGCCACCTATCACACCGTACCAGCCATAATAATCCGAATAAAAAGAATCCGTTGCCGTTGTTAATGATCTGAATGAAACAATCCTCGAAAGTGAAATAGGTCCTTCCATATAATCGGGGAATCTGTAAATCTGTTTACCTGAACGAAAATATATTTTATCTCCGGCTCGTTTTATAGATAACGGTTCATCACATCCGCGTTTTTCATAAATTTTATCTAACTGCCAATTTCCCGGTACGCCTAAAGTCCGCAACCTACAAATAGAATTTTCCTTATAAATAATAACCATATCTTGAAAATCTACTACTCCGGTTATTTGGTCGCCGTCATCGGGAAATATCTGAATAATATTCAAAGCCGGAAATTGAGATGCTTGTCCTACTTCACTATAAATTATTGCCGATTTGTAAGTATCGTTTCCTGTGGTTTCAGCAGGTAATGTTTCCGCACCTAAAGAAGCATCAGCCGTACCGTCCCAATGATGCCCTTTTACATCAACATCACTTGATAAATAATAATAAGTGCTACCATTTGCCGCCGTTCTATAAATTCTGACTTCTACATCGGTTATAGGTAAAGATATATGGTTTAAGTCAACACTTGTCTTCCCGCCGCTTAACACAATAGTAGTTTCTTTGTAACCGCTTACTTGTCCCAACATATCGCGCCAAATAAATCTGTACTTATATGTAGCTCCGGTTGTCAAACTTCCAGATGTATCGCTTAATGCCGCGTCGAATTGCGCACCGGCGTAAGTAGTCGCATTTGCTTTTGCGTGTGTAGGTTGCCAAACAAATTTTGGGACTTGAAAATTCCCCAGTATAGTTCTTTCTTTATGTACGCATCCGTATTTCACAACAGCAGGCGCACTATAATATTCTAAACTTCTGCTCGTATCTAATTTTAAGTCTGCAAGCCCGTCTGTGTAAACTGTCGTATCGTTATCTAATGTCGCGGCTAAATAATAAACATCACCATTTGCTTTGGTTCTAAAAAGTAATTTTGAAACGACTCTCGAATCACCGCTTACAGGTAACGGGGTTAATGTAACTTTTCTTATTGAATACTCTACCGCCGGAGTACCTACTTCTATCACTGGGGTTGTTAAAACATCATCCGTCAAAGGATAATAAGTAAATGGAGCAGAAGGACTTGAATACTCACCACTATCGGTTACATAGACTAAACACCATTTATATTGTGCATTTACTTCTAAATCTCCGCCCGTGTCAAACGGTGTTTCGTAATATAAAGTGCCATAAGGCGCAATATTGGTTACTGCCGGAGGAGTTACTCCTAAAGTCCAAACAGTTGTAATATCTGTTACGAAAGGTGCATCTGTACCGTTAAAGCAAACAAATTTACCATTGTAAGGGAGGACTGCCATTTTTAACCCGGTCGTAAGTCCGGTTTTTAGATTACTCCACGCGGCAGTTCCGTTTTTACTTTTTTGTAATACAGTACCAGAAACAGCAAGCAAATGATTAGTACCCGCAGAATCTATAACATCGTGTAAACTTTTTATTCCCGACGCTGTGGTAAAATTAGAATTAAAAACATTAACTGCACCGCGTTTAATCGCCTTGCCGCCCTGAACATCTAAAACCATGTTGTCAAGAATAGCCAACTCTGTTGGTTTTATTAATTCGGGATCGCCAAACTCATTTACTTTCTCTATTCCCTTAATATGTAAATCTTCCATTAGTACCCGCCCATCGGGGTATAACGGATTTCGTCTTTGGAAGTTGAACCTAAATTACCTACAAATTTTAATAGCTTATTTTCGTATTCTAATTTTCTATCATCAAAACATTTTCCAAGCATAAATAGAATCAACAAGTCTTTATACTTGTCCGGTATTCTTAAACTTCCGGTAAACGTAACTCCGTCAAACGTTCCCCACTCTTGATTTTTACTTGCAGTTGGTGAATAATACAAAGGATTAACAGCGTACCATAAACGAACCTTTCCCGAAGTCGTAGGCATATCATTTAACGCAACCTTATAGCTTTCTCCGTCGTTATATATAGCAATAGAATGTACCTCACCAGTTGTAAGAGTTTCATCTTCTTGTACAGAAGTTTCCATTTCTCGGATTCCTCTTACTGTTAGCTGTGGTTCTGTACTGATAAGACTACCATAATCATCAGGCAATCCGTAAGTAAGAAATTCCGTTGTCGCCTCATAATAAACATCGAACCACTTCACAAGAAGTTTCAATCTGTCAGAAATATCTTGCTGTCCGGCAGCTATCCACGAAGCAATAATTTTATCGATTAATTCTATCCGATTAATTTGCCTTTTTTGACATTCCAGTTCGTATTCGACTACAAATTCGTCTCTGACTTCTTTAATCAGCATCAATCACCTCTTATTGTAAATGTGATTCGTTTTTCTTTTGTGATGTTGCATTCATTCTATTGGCAATGCCTTGATACGTTGCCTGTATTTCGTTTGCTAATTGCTGTACTGCCGATGCTTTGTTGCTTAAATCGCCCATTATGTCGTCAACTTCAATAAGCACTTTCTTTATAACAAAAGATTCAAATTCAGTTGGGATTTCTGTTATGTCGGTATCGCCACTTAAATCTGCTACAATTTTATAGTAGTGTGCGGTTGCGGCTGTGATTGTAGATGGCGCAAGAATAACTGAGTTATCAATTCTTGCGAAAGCACCCTGTTTCAAAGTTGGTGCACCAAAAGTATTCCCTAACTTTTCCTGTAGATGTTCTTCCGCCACTTCTTTCGCTATGCCTTTGGTTGTGCCGTCGTCTATATCAAAATATCTTATAGATTTTGGAGTCTCCAACATATTCGGGAAATAAGTAACATTAATAGCAACCGTTTTAATATTATATCCGGCATGTGTGCCAGCAGTCAATCCCGCCGTAACATCATAAGACGTTTGCCACTTATAGAATCCGATTCCAGCGATTTCACTTTGAACATATCTTTGAGCAAGGTTTATTTCTTTTGTTAATCTTGCCTCAGGGAAGTCAATATTACCTATTAACTTCGGTCTGTCAAGAATTACCTTATCGCGTATTTGTTTTAATGTTGCTGCCATATTTTTCCTCTATTATTTTTTCAACAAAAACCTCAGGGTCTTGTGAATTTTTAGTTAAATTACATTTAGGGCATGAAAGCACAAGATTACTTAATTTGTGTTCGCCCCCTTTCGCAATTGGTATAATATGATCTATATGATAAGACGCTAAGTTTTTATCACAATAAAAACATTTTCCTTTTTGTGAATTAAACAAATCTGAAATTTGTTCAGCTGTAAGTTTATACCAACCAGCGGCTCTTCTTTTTGCATCTCTATTATTCCAATAAGCCCTTGCTTTTTCGGGATTAGATTTTAATCTCAGTTTCGCAATAGAATTTAATCTTTCTTTATTTTTTTCATAATAAGTCCTAACATCATTAATCCTCTTTATCCTATGCCTCAAATATG